AAATAAAAATGCCATTATTTTTCTACTTTTGCTGTAAATGTAAGTGTTTCTCCAGTACCATCTAAATAAGTTATATTTATTCCACCTGTATAAAGATAAGATTTATCTCCTCTTTTTAAGAGATGTTTAGGTATATCTGATGCTGTATAAGTTACAGGTAAAAATCCATTTTCAAACTTACCTACTTTAGTACAACCACCACATTTAGGTTTTATAACAGTTATTTTAAGCTCTGGATTAAGAGCTTTATATGTAATTCTGTTTACACTTTTAGGACTTACTGTTCCTAAGTTTATTTTATTTTTCTCCCAATTCATTTAGGTAATCTTTTAAAAGTATAATGCTCTAATTTCCATCCATATATCATTTTACTTAAATGTCTATGAAATAATATTTTACCTTGCTTCAAGGTTTTCCAATTTTCTTTTGATAACATAGGTGGATAACACGGTTTTTCACACGCTTTATTAGCCATTTGCAGTGCAGTTGTTGTGCAGCCACATAATTTACATACCCCATTATTATAACAATCTTTATCCATAGACCTTATTCTTACTTCTATCTGCTCATAGATATGTCTAGGAATCATAAATGCAAAGATACTATAAAATAATTTATATCTCAAATTTCCTTGCAAATAATAGTATATATTACTTAGTTTCATAGTTATCCAGTATTTTTTTCTTTTTAATATACCTATCTTCTGATATTATACCTTTTTTGAAATTTTCTTCTAAAATCTTTCTATTATACTTAACTCTACTATCTGATACTTCAAAAACTCCAAAATATTGTAGTCTTATATTCTCTAGTGTACCTGAAGATATAACTTGTTTAACAAATTTAAAAGGAGTTCTACAAATATCACTAAATTGTGCTAAAGTGATATCTGGATATAAATCTTTTACTTCATTATAATACTCCTCTATGTTAAATAAGTTGGAATCCACCTTGATTATTCTTTTTAATTTCTGTAGCAGCTAGGTCCATAACATTTATATCTGCCATTGTTGTATCATCTGATACTATTTTACCTTCTGCTGTAGTTAGATTTGCTGCTTTCTTGAAAAAATCTTTCCTTTTATTATCAATTTCTTCTATTTCATCTAAAAATAAACTTAGAAAAGCTTCTAACTGATATAATGTAGCCTCAAATAAACAATATTCCCAGTTTAAATCTACATCTTCCTTATCTTCTTCCTGTTCATTTATAAACTTATAAAATAATTGCTCTTTTTGATGTTTATTAGCTTTATCATATAATATTGGAGCACCTATTTCTCTCATATATTCCAGTATAAATAATCTGGAAAGTAAATCATCTGGATGTTGGAATCTAAATATATTCATTATAATGTATCTAAGTAATTTAACATTTCTTCTTCTGTCATATATTGTATAGTTTGTATTGAAGTTACTGTATTTGGATTAATTTGTTCTTCATTAGATAAATCTATTACAATAGGTTCAGTATTATCTGTTGTAGTTATTACACTTTCTACTTCGTCTAAACCCCATGTGCCAGTATGTAGATTTATTTCTCTTTCATATGGTTGTGTAAATACTTCTCTTATTGTATCCTGTAATTGTTGTGTACCTATATCAGGATATGAATATATATTTCCTGAATAGTTTATTTGTTCATATAAACCAGGTCCAGATTCTATAAAAGTAAACTCTGGGTCTGCTACCCATAAACCATTTTTAACTATTTTGTAATTTGAACTCATATCCTTGATTATTGTTTTCTGGTATTAATATTGGAAGTATCTTTAATATATTACCACTCTCTAAAATAAACTGTTTCTTTTTTAATTTGTCTAAATAGTTTCCTAAGCCACCAGCTGATATACCCAACTTACTTCTAACTATCTTTCTACCTGTTGTAGAAAATGGGTCTTCAGCTAAATCTCCTTCTAATGACATAAAAGCAGCTAGTACTTCAGCTTCTTTAGGAGTCATTTGTACAGGTAAAATGTGATTTATAATAAGCAAATGCTTTTTATAATACTCTTCCCTATTAAGCCTTAATGTTTTTCTGATAATGCTCATTAATTCTAGCTTTAAATTCTTCAATTGTACACAATAAAGGAGGAGTAACAATGAACCTAGAAGAAAAAGTAACTACTATAGCCTTTCTCCAATTGTCTTCATAAGTTATTTTAGTTTCTCTTATTTCCTTAATATCTGAACAATCAAAATAATATTTTACAATCTCTTCTTTTTTAGTTCCATCTGGTTCTGGAGGTTCCATCCCCATATCTAAATATTTCTCTATTTCTTGTTGGGACTTCTCATCATCCCCATTGTAATAAATTATTACATCAAATTCTATAAGATTTTCTAAACTTTGCATAAATTTGTGTTTATAATGCAAAGATATAAATAAATTTTAATATTACAAATAAATGTTTAATTTTTTTAATATTTTTATGAACCTAGAAAAATAATTTGTTAAATACTTGACTTTCTCAAAAATTTTCTGTAAATTGCACAAAATTTATATTTATGGAAAATTTAGAAAATAATCTATGTGGTATTTATAAAATAATTAATACTCACAATAGCAAATGTTATATTGGGTCCTCAAAAGACATAAAGAATAGATTAAAAAGACATTTTAGAAATTTAAAAAACAATAAACACAAAAATAAGCATTTACAAGCTTCTTATAATAAATATGGAAAAGATAAATTTACATATGAAATTTTAACCTTATGTGAAAAAGATAATTTATACAGTGTAGAACAAACTTATTTAGATGCATTAGATTTTAATTCAAACTATAATCAAGCAATTCAAGCTGGAGCTGGAGGATATAATAAAATGCAAAAAGCTGTTATTCTTATAGATTTAAAAGGAAATTATGTAGAATCTTTTGTTAGTATTGCTTCTTTACTAAGAAGTTTTAATAAGAATATTAGATATGATACTGCAAGTATAAATACTCCTAAAGTGTTTAATAGAAAATATAGAATTGTTACACCTACATACTTTAAAAATAATTTGGAAGAAATAAAATCTTGGAAATCTTTTACTTGTAAAGCTAGAGAAAGAAGTAGACTTTTTCATATTAAAAGAATAAAAGTTTATAATGAGAATGAGGAATTATTATTTAAAACTTTAGAAGAAGTTGGAAATTTTATAGGAGTATCAAAAGAAAGAGTAAGACAAATATTAAATTCTACTGGATATCATAAAAAATCAGGTTATTTTTTAAGTAAAACAGTATTGACAAATTTGTAAATGTCAAAAAAAATGACTAACTTTGCCTTTCAAGAAAGCTTGTAAAGCTCTTGAAAAACCTTCAGGTTTTTTGGGAGTGGTGTGTTTATAAGAGAGGAGAGACCTTTTTACACAATTCATAAGAGTATGTTCTGGTAGCCCCACATTATTAATTTAGTGTGGGGTTTTTATTTATTCATGCTGTACATATATTATTAATTTAAGTAAAAAATTTTTAAAATAAAAAATTTTTGAGGTTTATGAATGTGTGACTGTCCTCCTAAATAAGTACCCTCACTTATTTTTAGGGGAAACTCCCCCACCTATTGTTCAATCCTTAAACTTTTGAGCCGTGAAATATAAACTATTGATACTTTATCTGGTAGTTCTTATCTTCAGTGGTGTCTGGTACTCACTGATGTTGGACAAGCTAAGTCAAATCTTATTCTGTTGTGTGTGTGTTGTTGGACTTGTACTGTTCACAACTTATTTGTATCTAGAGCTTAGGACAAAATCCTAGGCTCTAATACGCCACTCACAATACCACAATAATACCCTCACTTATTTGGGATTAACCTTAATACACTACTATTATGTCACGTAAGTTATTACCCTTTGTTATTGCACCAAATAAGACTATTTGGGCTAAAGATAGAGCTACAGCAGTTACTATTTATAGAACTTTACAAGCTAGAGGTGTTGTATAACACCTCTTTGCTTTATTTATATTTAATGTGAATGAATCACATAAATACCCTCACTTATATTGAATACACATTAATTAATCTTAATACCTCACGTTATGAACAGTACAACAAAGAAACAACAGAGAAAAGCCAAAAGACAAGCCATTAATGATATGGTTGTAAATGGAGAGAATATTCAAATCCTTAGCAAAGAGGATGAATTACGTGAGTTCCTGTTTTATAAAAGGCAATATTAAAGTATTGCCTTTTGCCCCTTTTTTATTCGCACCTACAAAAATACCCTCACTTATTTTTGCACTTAATCAAAAGGTTAGGTAAATAATCTATGTATAATCTTAAAATAATTTTATTATGTCACAAGTTAAAGTTGTAGCGCATCCTGAAACAGGTCTAATCATTACTCCATCTACTAAAACTGAAGGTTTTGGTACTATTAGAGTAGACTCTATTAATAGGTCTATGGAAGGTGGCTTCTTGAATGTATCCAGAAGAACTGCCTTTATTAGAGGTAGAATGGAAGACCTTGAAGGATTAGGTTTAAAAGCTGGACAAGCCCTACAAGGTAGAATCCAGAAGAAAGAATCTTTCAATCCATTCTATGAGGGACAAACTTCTAAGCAATACCCAGAGGGTGCCATTGTTAATGGAGTTGCTGTTGGTGGACAAGCTGTTCTTACTAATGGTAGGGAAACTTACTTACAGTATGAATATACAGCTAACCCTGATGCTCATGATGTTTGGGTTGGAGAAACACCTGAAGGTGTATCTCAAAATGTAGAGGCTTCTATGGAGGAGCAAAATGCTGGAACAGGTAACTAATCCTGTACTCTACATGTATAAAACAGGAGGTGTATAACTACACTTCCTGTTTTTATTTTAATTATGTTGCTCAATATGCGTTATTTACAGAATTTATAGAGCAATAATGTGACATTTTATGAATATTTCTGTATTTTTTGTCTAATGTGTGTATTGTATCCACATACACAACACATAAAATATACACATTTTCACAACTCTCATTTTTCAATAGATTATTTAATTATAGCCAAATCATGAAACAAACATTAAAAGTATACTTCATAGTCTACATAATACTATTAGGAATAATAGGAGTATCTCTTGGTATAATGATGTCTATTATTGAGGATAGAAATACCCTTGAAATACCCACATTAGAGATATATACACCTAATAACATCTATTACATTGATGAATTACGTGTAACTAATGAGAACAACAACATTGTATTAACATTTGAGAATACCACTCAATTATACAATTATATTGCTGAAATTACAGCAAATGATACTCAAGATTGTAACTAACTAATAAATAGCTAAATTTATAAAAAGAACCTTTGATGAGTCTTTGAAAATTAAGACGAAACATTATCTATAATAAGAGTGAAATTATCCTGTGGAACTAAATCAGTTGTGTCCATTGGTTAGTAGATAATGTCAGGTTTAACAATATAAATAACAATATCATGAATGATATAATATTAAGTATCAGTAATAGATTCTTTTGTAGAAAATTTAAAGAAGGTTGTATATCTGTAATAATACAATACAGAGAACAATTAGATTCTATTCTTAAAATACATCCAAATTTAGTTAAAATAGAAGAGCATAATTTAATAAATGGAAGTATTCAAATAGATTTTGAAGTACAATAACAATTTAAACCTCACTGGATTGTAGAAATACATGAAGGTGAGGTAATAACATAAACTCTCATCCAATTGCAGGTAACTTATAAGACCTCATCAGCTTAATTGCAGTAGCGTAACTTATACTTCAAGGTGCAACCTTGTGAGAGTTCTAATAATAATTATAATTTTTTTTATAGTTATTATTTTCTGTTTTCTACATAATAAATAAAAGTAAGCACATTCAACATCTATGTTATAAAATATTAGCTAAATAGC